GGTTCTTCGTTTACGTTAGTAAACATTATGAATTACAAAACTTGTTTTGTTAAATATTTACTTGGTTTACTTTAGTAAACATATGAATAACAAAACTTTGTTTTGTCAAATTTCCCAGCCAAAAAAAAACCCAGCAGCTAAAAACTGCTGGGCTGCTGGGGTTTGTGATCTTATCTTCTGCTTTTTAGATCTGCTGCTGTAACCAACTTCTTTTTGGTGGTAGATCCAGAAAAGCCTTTCGTCTTGTCTATATGTTCAGCATACCATTTAGCCCCATGATCTGCTGTTCTTTTGCCATTGTTCCAAGTTATACCAGTAAAACAATTAAACAGATCTACAAATATATTATAAAACTCTGTTACATTATCCATTGAAGCCTGTGCTTGTTCATACTTGGTTTGTTTTAGGACATCTGGATTCTCTGGGTTTCTTTCTTGTTCATCTAACCAGATAGCCTGAACTTTATCCAGATACTCCTTTTTGTTGTCCATGCTATAGATGCATTGATTGACTAATCCACCTATCATATATATGGCGTCTATATTATAGAATGGGTTATCTTCACCAGATACAGCGTTCTGTTGTCTTTCAACAGGATCTAATTGTGCAAGGTTTAAGTTATCAAGTAATAAGTCTACTATTTTTGTTTTATATTCTAACATTTTATTTCTCCTATTAATTAATGTTATTTTATAATATGACTAAATGTGTGCTTGCCATACTTTTAGTCATACTCGCCGCCTCTCACAAGCAAGATATAATACTAGAACTAATTGGGGGTTAGCAAAGCACAGAATACAAGGACACAGCAGTAAACACCAACTCTGGCAACAGCGTGTCCTTGTATGACAATGCTTTGGTTACGAGCGTGCAATTAGTTCTATGCAACTGCTCAGTAAACACAAGAACCGTATTATCTCTTGCTTGTGATAGGCACTTTGTTTCCATTAAGTGTTTGTTTTCTTTACATAATAAAAATACCCTTGACAGGGATTTATTGACGTTTCATAAAAGAGGGGGTAAGGGGGTGTTCATGCTCGTAGAGAGAAAATTAACGACTAAGCAAAAGCGATTGGTTGATACGATTGTAGCAAATGGTTGTAGTGTAAAACACGCTGCTGAATTAGCTGGATATGCAGATGGTGAATCTGGCAGAGTGACAGCTAGTAAGACTTTAAAGTTGTCACATGTTCAAGAGTATATGCAAAAGGCAGTAAGAGAAAGTATAGGATTGAATGCTACGATAGCCTCTAAGAAGGTCTTAGACTTAGCATCAACTGCTAAGAGTGAGTACGTTCAGCTAGAAGCAAGTAAGGATATACTAGATCGTGCAGGTTATAAACCCATTGAAAAGAATATGCACCTAGTTAGTGGCAACATACAAGTGTCTATAGATCTGTCGTGAATATTAATAGTTGTTACAATGTAGGATACATGTTAGGAATAGATTGTTATGTGCTGCAGGGGGTTAAAAAAGTGTACATGCCTTGCAACAACAGGTGTTACACAAACATTATAAGTTAAAAAGGTACGTTATGTGATGCTAAAGGTAAACCTACAAGATTATTACTTTCGCTTAAAGCGTGGGGTGCTTCGTCTAAAGAAGATGCTAGGGCGAAAGCTAGAGCTATTACTAAACGCAATAAAGCGAAGAAAACTACTTAATAAACTTAACCTATTAGAAAAGGAGAGAACTATGCCAATGGGAAAAGGAACATATGGAAAAACAAGAGGTAGGCCACCAAAGAAACCTACTACACCCCCTAAGAAAAAAATTTTAAAAAAGAAAAAGTAAGGAGATTATATGGCTAGTGTATATGAAAGTTTAACCCCGCCTCAAAAAAAACGATACAAAAGTTTATTGAGTTCTGCAAAAAGTATGCAAAACCAAGGTAAACTTATGTTTAAAGATTTAGAAAAATTAAAAAATAGGGTGGGTGAATCTCTGGGTAAAATGCCAGAAGAATTAACTGTTGATATAGAAAAGTCATTAGATGACTTTTTGCCAAGAGGCAAAGTTGAAACTCAACTTAATAAAGCAAAAGACCAAATAAATGATATGTTAAAAAAATTGGATAAAGACTACACTTCTATGAGAAAAAGTGGAGGCCTTCTTCCTGAAAGAAACATTAAAGCAGCAAGAGCATTAAAAAGAAAAAAGAAGTAAATGGCATTTGGTAAACCTAGTATACAAGGATCAAAGGCTACTGGTGAACGTTATTTACCTGAAGCAGCCATTAAGACTCTTTCTGCCAAAGAATACAAAGCCACTTCGGCTGCTAAACGTAGAGCAATTGCAAAAGGTAAACAAGTATCTAAACAACCCAAAAAGATCGCAAGAAAAACGAAAACTTATCGAACTTTCTCTTAGGGTAGGAAGATGATAGATCCTGTATCAGCTTTTGGCCTTATCGTTTCAGCACACAAGACAATTAAAAAATGTGTAGAGATGGGTAAAGATTTATCATCTGCTCAATCAGCAATACAAAAATATGCACAAGGAGAAGCCGAACTTGGGTTTGCAAAAGAACGAAAAAAAAAGGGTGTGTTTGGTGGAGTAATGGATAGTGCTATTGAACAACATTTAAAAGAAGAAGAACAAAAAAGATTAAAAGACGAACTAAGATCAATGTTTCAACTATATGGAAGTGCAGGCCAATGGGAAAGATTGCAAGCCACCATAGCAAGAGCAAGAGCTGACCATAAGAAACAATTAGAAATAGAAGCAAAGCAAAGAGATACCCTTATCAAGATTGTTGTTATAACAATAGTTTGCAGTATTGGTGGAGTGGGTATATATTATTTATCATTATATCTAAAAGGAGATTTAATGTGAGTTTCTTACACACATTGAAAGTAGAAGAAAGACGAATACTACGAGAAGTTGTAAAGCGAGTTCACCTAAAGCATCACCCTAAAGAGTTCTGCACAAACAAAGAAGCAGATAAAGTTATTGAAACTATTGGCCCTGAGGTTGTAGAAAAATTAATTCGTGTAGGAAAGAATACACACATTGATACAATTTAAATACAAACCTGATGGTCAGGTCTTAAAAGACTTTATGAAAGACAATACATTCTTTCGTGGCATACGAGGCCCAGTTGGAAGTGGCAAGTCAGTTGCTTGTAGTATAGAAATATTTAGACGAGCATTAATGCAAGAGAAAAATGCAAGCGGCAAACGTAAAACAAGATGGGCTGTTATTAGAAATACCAACCCACAATTAAGAACAACTACAATAAAGACTTGGTTAGATTGGTTTCCTGAGGAAGATTGGGGAAGGTTTGCTTGGTCTGTACCTTATACTCATTATATTACTCAAGGCGATTTAGATATGGAAGTTATCTTTCTTGCTCTTGATAGACCTGAAGATGTCAAAAAATTATTGTCATTAGAGTTAACTGGTGTTTGGGTTAATGAAGCAAGAGAAATACCGAAGTCTATTATAGATGCTTGTACTATGAGAGTAGGTCGATTCCCTTCTGTAAAAGATGGAGGTGCTTCTTGGTCAGGTGTTATCTGTGATACTAATAGTCCTGAAGAAGATCATTGGTGGAGTATCATGTCAGGCGAAGTTCCTGTTCCAGATCATATTACTATTGAAGAATCTCGTATGTTAATTAAACCTAATAACTGGAAATTTTTTACTCAACCTAGTGGTATGGTAGAACAAAAAGATGAAGATGGATCGGTTACTGGGTATGAAAAAAATAAAAATGCAGAGAATATAAAAAATATTTTAGATTCCTATTATTCAAATTTAGTTCAAGGTAAAACAAAATCTTGGATAGATGTTTATGTAATGAATAGATTGGGATCAATACAAGATGGTAAACCAGTTTATAATATGTTTGTTGCTGATACCCATGTAGGAAAAGAAGAAATACCAGTTGCAGATGGTGTGCCTTTATATATTGGCCTTGACTTTGGGTTGACACCTGCTGCTGTATTTGGCCAAAAGGTTAGAGGTCGTTGGCACATACTCCAAGAGATAGTTGCGTTTGATATGGGGATAGTTAGATTTTCAGAGTTACTTCGTGCAGAGATTGCTACAAGATATAATGATTTAGAGGTAAATATTTTTGGAGATCCGTCAGGAGATTTTAGGGCTCAAACAGATGAAAGTACACCTTTTCAAGTATTAAGAGGAGCTGGACTTGTTGCTAGACCTACAATAAGTAATGATGTTGCTTTAAGAATTGAATCTGTATCTTCTGTATTAAATCGTATGGTAGATGGATTATCTGGAATTTTAATTGACTTTAGGTGTAAAGAATTGGTAAAAGGATTTGAGGGGGGTTATCAATATCGCCGACTCCAAGTATCTGGTGAACGATATGAAGATAAACCTCTTAAAGATAGATACTCGCATATACATGATGCTATGCAGTATTTAATGTTAGGTGCAGGTGAAGGTAGACAAGTGTTAGGAATAAATAAACCATTGGAATCATTTAATGCTAGAGCTGCTTTTGATGTATTTAACAGGCAACCCAAACAACCAAGAAGGCAAGGTCTATGGTCAAGAATGTAAGGAGATTCAAATGTGTATAGGTGGTGGTGGAAGTCCAGCCCCTCCTGAACCTACTAAAGAGGAAA